TTACGATACTTCTGCACCTTATTGGGGCAACTAACTACGCTTTTGACAAAGCAAGTGGAGTGTGTGTTTGATGGCGAAATATAATTACGGCAAGACGTTTAAGAAAAATGGCAAGTTAGTGCGATATCGTTATACGAATAAGAAAAAGAGCACAAAGAAACTTGTTCCTGCTAAAAAAACATCTAAGCGTTCACGGTGATCGCTATGATGCAAGAGATGTACGATTGGTACATGGATAATTTGTTTCCTGAACATAGAAGGCAGGCGGTTAAGCATGCAGAGAAGGATGGTAAAGACCGTAAGAAGCGTTTAGCACAAGGTCCTTTTATTAGTGACAAAGCTGTTCCAACATCATTATTGTTGGATGAAGAATTTGCTCGAGCTTTGGTTACTTGGCCTTACGATCGTAGCAGATATTCTGGTAAATCGAAATGGGAACGTATTGGTTCTCCATTGACTGCTAGTGTAGTGGATTGGGCAGTTATTATCAATCCATACACACCACCTCGTATGAAGTGGAAAGCGGTATCTCGTCAATATGACAGATTTCAAGAGTATAGTTGATATAGTGGTGTATACACGGTGTATACATGGCGAGACTATATTGGCGAGTGAAAGTGAACGGAAAGTGGACCTTTGTTCCTATGAAGTTCAAAGATGACATGCATCATCATGATGCTAAGGAAGAAATATTGGATTATATTGCATTATCACCGGAGTGTGATGAAGAATGAAACCATCATATGATGAATTTTGTGAAGCGTATTATACTATAATGCGATTTATTGATACTGAACCAAACAGTAGAACTTTGTTTCATGCTTTGTTTGCGTTTAAAGCAAAATTGAAGGAGGAAGAAGAATGAAGTGCACACGTTGTGGAACGAATGTAGATCGAGAAGCTCACGACCGTGGGATTTGTTTTGATTGCTATTGTCAGATGGATTTGCAAGATTACGAAGCACATTTGCAGCTGAGGGAAGAAGAATGACACCTTATCTTCTCAAAAGCCCTTGCCGCAAAGCGGTGGTTTTGCTTAAAAGAGGCCTAACGGGCCGATGTCAAAACCAGGCATGTTATTGTAACCATTGTTGGCCTATGGACTGTGGGTGTTTTTTGTAATGGCCACTACTTGCACTAAGTGTGGTAAAATGGTCTCTCAGATTAAGAGACGACATCGTTGTAGATCTAAAGTTGAAAGTGAACCTGAAACTGGTCAGTCTATCATGAAACTTAGTCTACATATGAGCATCTGGCGAAGTTCTTAATTAGTCGACGGCCCCCGGTGGCGGATGACGGCATCGAGATGAGGGGCGTGTGGGGCCTGACCCTACCAAGCCTCGTCTCGTGAATCGGGGCAACTGTGCTCTGACAAGTTGCTGGTGATAACCGGGCGGCGTGATGCCTTGGTGCCAACCAAGCAGTGCGTGGGTGTCTACGCCAAGAATTATATGGGGAACTCTATACCCCTCATTCTATGGCAAGAAAGCGATCTTATCGCAAAATGAGTAAAATAGAACCTGCTGTGCAGACTATGACATTTACTTTTGAAGTTCCTTCAGAAGCAGAACAGGATTCAACGACAACAAAGTATTTGGATTTAAGTCAAGTTGCATCTTTGGTTAATCGTCGATTTTATCGACAAGGAATAAATTGGGCTGTGTCCGGTTTTAAGTTTTCTACGCTTCCAGCAGTAGAAGGGAATCAACCTTTGGCATTGATTACAGCTAGTAAATTGCCAGATACCTGGGTAATGAGTAATTCTTGGGAAAAGGGATTCCGAGTTTGGCAACGAATGAATAATGAAGCTTTGGAGGAATCTGAGTCGGTTAGACCTAGGTTTTTAGATTATAAGATATATGCAGATAGTGATCATCACGTTGCTGGATTTGGAAGTAACTTGTTACCTTTGTCTTTTGGAGGTGCTATTGCGACTCCTGGAGAATGGGAATCTTCTAAGTATAGAATCCCAGTTGGAGTTACTAATCCTGGTGATACTACAGATCGTGAAATCATTGCAGTAGGGGCTTCTTTCCCTGGTGTTGGTGCCTCTGGTATTAATGCAGTATCTTTGATTGAAGGTTATGCTGCATCACGAGGTCTTCCTAATGTTTTAGATCCGAATGCTCCAGCTGATGCGTTAGATGCTGATGGAAATACACCAGAGAATTGGATGGCTGCTTTGTTTAATGAAGGAACTGAGCAGACAGAGGCTGTTTTGTCAGATATGGTATCTGAAAATAATATTGCACCATATCCTTTTGAAAATGATGGTGTCAATATTGATACTATGTATCCTAACGGTGCTAATCAAATGTCAGGTTTGCAAATACATGATTTTGACCAGGTTACCGGAACCACTATTGGTGGTATTAGTAGATTGAAAGGCGGAATGTTCCCTTGTGGTTTAGTTCGACTAGATGTTGTCAATAAAACACGATTACCTGTTACACAGGGTGATATTATCGTTGCTTTTACTGTTGACTTAGTTCCTGGATCCCATAGAGGATACCTATGTGAATCAATGACGGATATGTGATATTATGAATGGAATAGAAACAGAGACAGTCAAGAGTGTGGTTACTGCTACTTCAGTAATATCCCACCTCAAAAATAATCGTATAGAATACTTGGCTCTTACGATACTTCTGCACCTTATTGGGGCAACTAACTACGCTTTTGACAAAGCAAGTGGAGTGTGTGTTTGATGGCGAAATATAATTACGGCAAGACGTTTA